TGATAAAGAGGAGATCGCGCTCGAGAAGTTTCGTCAAGCCGAAGCGTTATGTCGCGAGACAAACGAAATCTTCAGCGCATGGAGCCGAGGAGAATTTAAATTCTCTCCTCGCGTTGACGCAGTCCTTTTTGCTGCGCAGCGTAAAATTGCCCATGTCCTGGGGGACGTCCCTTCACTCGAAAGATTGAAGTTCCGGTTCGGCCCTGGGGCGACCACGCTTACTAAGAAGCGTGATGCCAACGCGCTTGAGAAATTGAGCGCAGGCATCGCCTGTAGTGAAGATCTTGCTTTGATGGCCTCACGGCTGTTGGGTGAGATGCCAGCATGGGCTGATTGCCAGAAAGCAACAGTTGCTAGCGACGACGGGTTACCCGATCGTCCTCACTCCGATGCACCGCAGGTTGAACCACCTGCGTCGTCTGAACAGTTCGTGTTCGACGACAACGACCCGGTCTTGGTGCTCCTAAAAAAGTACCAGATCGACCACGAGACTCGCCTAAAAAACGAGACTGTGGAAGGGGGTCGTACCGTTGGCGTTTTGCCTCCTGAAGGGAAGCTGGACGACCATACGCAAGAGTGCATGGACGGTGATCAACCGTCCTCTACGGACCCATGCGACGTCAGTGTTCCAGTCCAGATCATGGACGCAGTGCTGACCTTCGTCGCGAAGAACGCAAAGACATATCGGGCTATAGCTACAGAACCTCCGTTAAACGGGGTTTACCAACTCGCGTTGGGTGACTATATTGCCAAACGTCTAGCAAAGTTCGGGGTTGACCTTACTGACCAGAGCCGCAATCAGCGGCTCGCGAAGGAAGGGTCATTAACGGGGGCCTTAGCAACCCTCGACCTATCTTCGGCAAGCGACACGGTAGCGACAGAACTCGTCTACCACCTTCTACCTATTGACTGGGCTTTGGCCTTGTCGGTAGGGCGCTCGTCTGCCATCCTCTATAAAGGAGAGCGGATAGTGCTTGAGAAGTTTTCCAGTATGGGTAATGGGTTCACCTTTCCCCTAGAGAGCCTAATATTTTGGGCGCTCGCTAGCTCATGTTCCGCCGGTGGTGAAGTCTCCGTATACGGAGATGACATTATCGTCGAGACAGCAGCTGTACCCCTCCTCACGGAGGTTCTTACTGCCTGCGGTTTTATCCTGAGCCCTGGAAAGTCGTTTTCGACAGGACCCTTCCGGGAATCCTGCGGAGCCGATTATTATCGCGGCTTCGATATCCGGC